AAGCAGTGCGCTTAACTGATTCCTCCAGGAACATCACTCCGATATTGTCTTGGGTTTCACACAGTAGCTGCCATATCACTTCACGCATGAATTGTGACTTACCGAGACCGGAGCCAGCAGTGACAACCACCATCTCTTGCTGCCTGATACCGCCTGTCATCTGATTTAGGCCAAGATAAGGATAGTGCGCCTGTGCCTTTGGTAACGGCTGCATCACCAATTCAAGCAGGTCTGCTCCATCGATAATGCCATCAGGGACATACTTCTCAGCGGCCCACCACTGCTTCACAAACTCGGCAGACTTATTGTCCTTGAGATAGTCGCAAGCATCTTTGAAGCCTTGCTGCATCTTCATAATCCTGACTTTGCTGCCGAACAACTCAGCAACCTTAGAGGCAGCTTCGGAGCCAGCTTCATCAGCATCAAAGGCTAGGACTATAGTCTCAAAGCTATCAAGCCACTCATACTGTGCTTGGCAGTCTTTGACGGCTGATGATGCACCATTCTTGATTGACACAACAGGATACTTCGATCCCATCATCTGAAATGCCGCAAGCGCATCTAACTCGCCTTCGGTGATGGTCACAAATTTACCACCTGCATTCCAGTTAGCTTGTCCGAACAAGATAGCATCCTTGATGTTGCCTTGAGATCGGAACTGTTTATTAGGGACATCTCTAATCTTCCATGCCACATCGTTGCCTTTGGCATCAGTGTAGGGATAAAAATGCTGTGTACCTGACTGCATGACACCGTAGGATTCACAGGTGGCTTTAGTGATACCACGATCAGGTATCGATAAAACTTGACCGCTAATGGCCTTAATTTGGTCTACAGCAGGTTTTTGCACCATAGGTAATACCTTACCCCCTCCTGAGGCATCAGAAGCCTTAAAATAAGTCCTACAATTGATGTTAAAACAGTAGCCAGTTCCATCGGCATATTCTGCCTTTGAGTCACTGCTGCCGCAAGCCTCACACGGAGCATGACGTAGAAACTTACTCTGTGTCTGCATCTAAGACCTCTCGCACGATTATGTTTGCTTTCTCTCGGTCATCTAATTCACTGAAATAGGCAAGAATGCCTAACATTTGTGCTGCCTGTCTGCTATCAGGACTAACACGAAGGACCGAATCTAACACATCACCTAGGAATGTGTCAACATCCGTGTTGTGATAAACCAGCAGATCGGTAACATCATTCACAGTTGTCCAATACATTTGTTCTTGTTCATGGATTTCCATCGTTGCCCTACCTTTCATTGAAACAACATTGTAAAAGTCTTTAAATAATAAATAATTATTACTACATTGTTAATAACATCAATAATAGCAAGGATCGTGCCAACTTAGCCCCACTGCTCTGCCATAGCATCGGCGATGCCATCAAAAAACTTACTTCTGTTCTTACCATCGTTTCCTCTTTTGGCAGCTCCATAGGAAGCACCACCAAGTTTTCTGCTTGTGCCTGACGGAATAAACGGAACAACATTTTCTGTTATTACATTGGTTGGTGTCAACAAAGGCAGATTTTTAAGCCACAAAAGTGTTTTTTTGGTGTAAGGATCTCCAAACATATATGGTTGTATGATCTGAGACTCTTTTGGAAGACCGACAACATTTAAAGGTTTAGGATTTTCTACGCATATCTTTGGAATGTCTGCATTTAGCAGCTGCATAAAAAACTCTTTTGCTTCTAGGGCTAGCTCAAGTCTAACAGGGTCTATAACTCCTTTCGTTGGGTACATTCTACAAGCTCCGGCATTCGACATATAGGTGCATGGCGGATGCGCTATCATTAAATCCCATCCGTGATCTAAAATATCTAGCACATTACCCTGATAATGATCACCAGAGGCATCAGACTCGCACGGTAGCAGATCGCAAGATAGAGCATAGTGCCCTCGCCTTAAAAAGGCGTCTCGGACAGTGCCGCTATATTCACAAGCAATTAAGACTTTCATTTTTACCTTTCGTAATAGTCATCATTATGCTTATCGCAGCCAAAGGGATCTTCATCAGCGCCTAATGACTCACCGATGTCATCTAATTCTGACATAAGCGAAATGTTACCGACACCAACAACCTCACTTTTGACACTATCGAGGCAGTATTTACATAATCCGATATATTCCCTAGTGTAAATGCTTCGGATAGTGTTTTCATAGTCACTCAGTACTTCATTACAAGCTCTACAACGCATTTTTAGCCTCCCTGTGCCGTTGTTATGGCCTTGGGAATACCTGGGCCTAGGTCATCCTTTTTGAGCGGCTCTATTGGCTTATTTTCTGAGGCCTCAATGTCGCCATAGTATCTGATGCCTGACATTGTTTCTTTTACTGAAGTCTTTACTTCAGAGGGAGGCACAAAGCCGTACTTTTTCCATGTTTTCATGACATCAGTCTTCGAATGATCCAAATATGGTCTATCTGGGTTACTTAGTAGCCAAGACATGATTATAGTTTCTCCACTATGTGATGAGATGCGATAAAGTGCTTAGGGAATCTGTTCGGTAGATCATCATAGATTTCTAGGTGTTCAATGCCTTTGATGAATAACTCATCCTGCTTTGAATAGAATGAATCATAAACATCTTCAAAATCATCCGGCAGATGATCCATGTTTGTTTCTATCTTAATCATGCTTTCATTTCCTCCTGATTGAGTTTGATAGCCTCTGCCAATGCTGAGGCCAACACTGGCTTATATTCCACCAGCAAGCCAGCAAAGTAGCCTATTCCATAGTGGCCCATGCTTTCAAGCTCTGTGACCAGTTCTGAGCATTTTAATTCTAAGTCTTTCATCTTCAGCTTTCCTCAGTTTAGTGATTGATAATTTAGCGGACCTCATTGTAGCGAAGATTCTGACAGAGCCATCAGCAGACTGTCGAACAGTTTCGCCACTGCCGTGGTGATAGTGCAGCAAATAACCCCTATGCTCTAATGTCGGCATTATTCGATGTCCCAGGGCTTCATTATTGACACAACAGCGGCCAAGGCCAGCAATAGGCCAGCGATCTGAAATGCTTCGTAAGTGCTCATTCTTCGGTTTCCTCTTCCTCGGTTTCGTTTGCAAATTCTTCGATGTAATGGCCTGCGATTTCTCGCCAATTGACATCACGCATCGCCATATTAATTACATCATCAAAGAATCCTGATGCTTCAGGCATTTGAGCACGAAAAAACTCTTCAATTCGTCCTGATAAGCGTTCTGTCGCTTCGTCCTTTTCATAGGACCCAAGCAAGTCAGCAGCCTGCATCGCAAATGATTCACTCATGCGCCAATCGTTATCGATCCAAAGATTAGCATTCCATGTTTCCCAATTTGTCCAGCCGTTGTAAGTGCTCATGTTGTCATGCTCCGTTGATAAGGTTGTCAAAATAGTCTTGCGGCTTAAGAATAGCACAGTGTGCCCATTTGTTGATATGCCTTGTCGTAGTCTTTGACCAATGTTTCTCGGTCTTAAAGAATTGACCGTCTTTCCAAACTGCGACTGGTGTTTCATAGCTGAATAAGACTTGAGTGCCATCGTTAAGGACTAACTCGGTCATGTTTGATGCGATTGGTTTTATTTTCATGGTCTAGGTTCCTTTAGGTTAGTTATTTGATTGGAAGTTCTGCGTAAACCTGCTTTGCAGTATACACGCTGCGTCCGTATTGCACACGGTCTACTTTGGGCCAGTGCTTCGATGCCATGACCTTAGAACGCAATTCTAAGCGATTCTTGGCTGAGTTCACTGCTATCAGTTTTCCCTGATTGTCATAAAGTGAATAGTTCATAAGTGCTCCGTTGAAGTTAAGTTAAAAATGTGCTGCTTATACCTATATACACAATAGAATCATACCAGATAATCTATAGGGTTATTTAAGTCTTTGATTTTATTGACTTCATGCACTGCAACATAATACACTAGAGGAAACCCTTAGAGACAGCTACAAGCCATTGTGTGGAAATACAACATTGGTGCGCTGCAGCATGGCATAGATCTTGCCGATGCACTATCTTGGTGCACAGAATCAATGGTGCACTATAGTGGTGCATAGAATCTGCAGTGCACTAATGTGGTGCATCACTGCCCCATTCACTGCGTTGCACAATGACGAATGTATTTGATAATATTGAACGCTAGTGAGCACTGACTAACTTGCTGCATAGCAACACTGCCAGCGAAGTAAGCACTAACTAACATAGACGGGGGGATGGGGTAGTGGCAATGCTGTGATAATGTTGGATCACCATCGCTACAAAAAAGAGCAAAATAGGACTAAATAGGGCAGAAATACCACTTTAGAATTAATAAAGAATATCTTTTAATATCAAATAGTTACATCACTATCAGCATAGATCAGCACTGGGCTATGAAATCAGCATTGGAATCTGTGCACTGCGAAGGTCAGAGCAGGTGGAAAAGAAGAGTTAACAATAATTACTTAACAAATATGTGCACTTATCTCTCTTTCATCTTAAAGAAAAGATGTGCTAAAATCACCTCTATATTGCAAGCATAAGCAATAATCGCACAATAATTAAAAATAAATTTTATACTTCTCGTTAGCGTTATCAGTAGCGCCAGACGATATTGTAGAAAGAACTCAAAATTGGAAATAAAAGACCAAGATTCTGTGCTTGTGTCTTCTTCCGTGGATTCGCCTTCTTTGTCTACACAGATCAGTGTTCCTGTGTTACCTAAGAATCCCAGAGGCGCTGGTCGACCAAAGAAGTCGGCTATTGCGGCTAAGAAGAAACGAGAATTGCGTGGTAGACCTCCTGGTGAGGCAGCAAGGATACGAGAGTTCCATGCTCGCTTACTTACCACCAAAGGCGACCACATCATTGAGACTATCATTAAGAAAGCCTTAGATCCTGCTGATAAGGACCAGGCAGCGATGTTAAAGATGTGTGCCGATAGATTGCTTCCACTGTCCTACTTTGAGAAGTCCAAGGAGCCAGGGAAGTCAGGAATAGTCATCAACATCAGCGGCATCACTGATGCCAAGATTGATGGCAACGACACAATTGATGCTGAGGATGTAGACTTTGAATCTAGAGATTAAGTTACTTCCTTGGCAGCAAGATGTATGGAATGATGACACCAGGTTTAAGGTAGTCGCTGCTGGCCGTAGAACTGGTAAAAGTAGACTAGCAGCATGGATGCTCATCGTTGAGGCGCTACAGACCAATAAAGGTCATGTGTGGTATGTAGCACCAACGCAGGGACAGGCCAGAGATATTATGTGGCTCACGTTGTTAGAACTAGGCCACCCCGTCATTGAGTCTAGCCATGTTAACAATATGCAGATTAGGCTAGTCAATGGCGCACAGATCAGCCTTAAAGGTGCTGACAGGCCAGAGACAATGCGTGGTGTCTCATTAAAGTTTGTTGTGTTAGACGAATACGCAGACATGAAGCCTGCTGTGTTTGAGCAGATTCTGAGACCAGCATTAGCAGACTTGAAAGGCAAAGCACTGTTTATTGGTACTCCAATGGGCAGAAACCATTTTTATGACTTATACACCTATGGTTCTAACGGGAACGACAAAGATTACAAATCCTGGCACTTCACCAGTTTCGACAATCCGTTGCTTGACCCCAACGAAATCGAGACTGCAAGAAAGTCCATGTCTTCTTTTGCGTTCAGAACCGAGTTCATGGCTTCCTTCGAAGCAGCCTCTGGTGGCATCTTCAAAGAAGAGTGGATAAAGTTTGATGATGAAGAACCTAACGATGGTCGCTATTTTATCGCTGTAGACTTGGCTGGCTTTGAGAATGTAGCATCAGCAACCACAGCAAAGAAAAAGAGATTAGACCAGTCAGCAATAGCGATAGTCAAGGTAACAGCCGATGGCTGGTATGTAAAGAGCATTGAGTTTGGCAGATGGGACATTAAAGAGTCTGCACAAAGAATATTTGATGCTGTAAGAGATTATGAGCCTGTGTGTGTTGGCATTGAAAGAGGCGCACTAAAGAACGCTGTACTGCCTTATCTTAGTGACCTGATGCGTAAATACAATACCTACTTCAGAGTAGAAGACCTAACACACGGTAATAAGAAAAAGACTGACAGAATTACTTGGTCTTTACAAGGTCGCTTAGAGCATGGAAAGATTGTGTTCAATGAAGCAGCCTGGAATAGTGAATTAGTAGACGAACTACTAAACTTTCCTAATCCACAAGTGCATGATGACTTAATTGATGCACTTAGTTACATAGACCAGATCGCTGTTGCTGAATATGTGCAAGACTACGATGAAGACGATTTCACCCCAATGGATGCCGTTGCTGGCTACTAAGGAGCAGTTATGTACCTAGAAATGTATAACAAAGAAGACTATGTGCCGCTTAACTGGGACAAGTTAGTTCAGAATCCTGATGTCTTTGAAACCATCAAAGAAGAGATTGAGAAGAAGTTCAGTGCTGACTGCATGATGACAGTTATCACTGCTGCTAAAGAGGCTGGCCTTAAAGACGCTGACATCTTCCTTCCTGTTGCTGACATGGAGGAAGAGGAAGAAGAAGACGAAGGTATGCCTGAATACGCAAGCCTTGAAGAAGACTCCATCGGCGATAGCACTGAGGACTAATAATGGAAACCAATAGCCGCAACATGAAGATTTCTGAGTGGGTACTATCACGCTGTGAGAACTGGCGTAATCACCGTGATGAGAACTATCTAGACTATTGGGACTCTTATGAGCGCCTTTGGCGTGGCATCTGGGCTGGTGAGGATGTGCATCGTGAGAGCGAAAGATCACGCATTGTAACGCCTGCATTACAGCAAGCCATTGAGACTTCTGTTGCTGAGATCGAAGAGGCTGTGTTTGGTCGTGGTGAAAAGTTCTTTGATATTGTTGATGATCAAGCAGACCAGCAGCGTATTGACGTAGAACAAATCAAGCGTCAGATGACTGAAGACTTTAAGCGCAACCGTGTGCGTAAAGACATCAGTGATGTTATCCTTCTTGGTGCTGTCTACGGCACTGGCATCGGTGAGATTGTCGTCTCTGAGAAAACAGAGAAAGCACCAGCAATGCGACCAATCGCAGAGATGGGTATTACTGCTGTTGGTGTAGAAGAAAGAACTAAGTTCAATGTTGGCCTAAAGCCGATCAATCCTAAGAACTTCTTAATTGATCCAGTATCCACTAACATTGAAGAAGCAATGGGCTGTGCAGTAGAAGAGTATGTGTCTATTCACAGTGTTGTTGCAGGTATGGAAAGCGGTGTCTATGATAAGGTAATGAACCTTGGTCCTACCGCTGTTGACACTGATCTTGAGCCAGTACAGGAAGAGATTGAGTACCAGCAAGACAAGGTCAAGATGCTTCGCTACTACGGTCTTGTGCCTAAGTTTCTTATTGAAGCCAAGGACGATGAAGAGATCACATCACTCTTTAACGAGAAGACTGAAGAGTATGGCACAGAAGCCGCTGACTATACAGAACTGGTAGAAGCAATCGTTGTCATCGCTAATGACCAGTATGTGCTCAAGGCTGAACTATCGCCTTACATGATGCAGGATCGTCCCATCGTAGCCTTCCAGTATGACTCTATGCCCAATCGTTTCTGGGGCCGCGGCATCGCTGAAAAAGGCTACAATATGCAAAAGGCCATCGATGCACAGATTCGTGCTCATCTGGATAGCCTTGCACTGACCACAGTGCCGATGATGGGCATTGATGCTACTCGTCTGCCTCGTGGTGCCAAGTTTGAGATCCGTCCAGGCAAGACCATCCTCACTAACGGCAATCCTAACGAGGTTCTGCAGCCGTTTAAGTTTGGTGTTACCGATCCTGGCAATCTGCAGACCGCTGGTGAGTTTATGAAGATGATGCTGATGGCAACATCCACCATCGACAGCACCACGCCTACGGCTGATGGTGGTGGCCTCAATCCTGCTCTGTCAGCAATCATCAAGAAGAATAAACGCACACTGGTGAACTTCCAAGAGCAGTTCTTGATTCCATTTGTAACCAAGTCTGCCTATCGGTTTATGCAGTTTGATCCTGATCGCTATCCTGCACAAGACTTTATCTTTGTGCCGACCAGCAATCTTGGCATTGTTGCTCGTGAATACGAACAGATGCAGTTTATGAATCTTCTTAAAACACTTGGACCAGATAGTCCTATCGTGCCGATGGTTATGTCTGCAATCATTGAGAACAGCGGTCTAACTAATCGTGAGGAATTGTTACAGCAGATGGCTCAGATGTCACAGCCTAATCCAGAGCAGGCACAGATGCAACAGATGGCAATGCAGATGCAATTGCAAAAAGCACAGTTGGAGATGGCTGATCTTGAGGCAGATGTCACACTCAAGCAGGCAAGAGCACAGAAAGAGGTCACTGAAACACAGTTGATGCCAGCAGAACTACAGGCCAGCATCGCTGCATCAGCGTCTAAATACTTAGGCACTGGTCCCAACGCTACTGATGACTTTGAAAGACGTGTCAAAGTAGCAAATCTAGCCCTAAAGGAGAAAGACATTGATACTCGCAAAGAAATTGCAAACCTGCAAGTCGTGGCTTCTAGACAAAGTTAAGCAAATTAAAGACAAGGTTAAGAAACTGTTTTCATAAACTTAGCAATCTTTTCGTGTTCTTCGGCAGTACCATCGTTCTTAATGCGGTTGGCACGCCAAGAGACCACGGCAACATTTCCTTTGATATAGCCTTTTGATGGGTCTATGCGGTCAAAAGATGGTGAGTTTTCCTGTCTGCCGTTCTGGGCAAAATAGTCTAGTTCAATTCCTAGTACTGGACAGTGAGTAGGAAAGGTTAAATCGCCAAAGTTTATTGAGAACTCGTGTTTATAGCAGTGCGCTTTCTTGTTTTTAAACTTTTCACGCATTGCCGCATAGATAGCAGACTTACGCCATTCTTGGTCGTTCCATTTTGGACCCCATTTTTGGAACATTTGGTCGTTTAGTTCTTTTTGGCGTTTAAGTTTCTTATTTGCAAAGGCATTGATGTTAAATTTTTCGGTTATTTGCTTAATACGCTGACGAGAAACCTTGTTTTCTAACTTATTAGCGATTTCGGTAAGCCCAAAGCCTGCTTTTGCCCAGGTTTTGATGTTATCGATGTCAGAATCGGTGAGTTTTTTGAAATGTTGACCTTGTGCCATATTGCCTCCTAAAAACTGAAGCATACCACAAAAACAATTTCTTGTCAAGCACTTTTTTGTTAATTTAAATGATGGTATAATTATGCCACTATCGCCAGAATTACAACAATATTACGAAGATAGGCAGTCTATGATGTCCACAAAGGCGTGGACACAACTCATAGAAGACCTTTTGGATATGCGTACACAGTACGAAAACATCCGAAACTGCGATAAAGACACAGTAGAGTTCCGTAAAGGACAAGTAGACATCCTAGACTACGTTATTGGACTAAAGGATCTGTCTGAGAAAGCCTACGAGGAACTAAATGAAAAGATATTTTGACTTTCAGTGTGCCAAAGGCCACATAACTGAAAAATATATCGATGATTCTGTCAAAGTCATGCAGTGTCCGCACTGTGGAAATGACGCAACCAGACTCATCGCTGCTCCTAGAGTTAATCTAGAAGGCATTACTGGTGATTTCCCTGGCGCTTCAATGGCCTGGGAACGTAAGCGCCAAGAAAAGATTAAATGGGAGCGCAAAACTGGTCTATCTGACCAATGGAAGTAAGCGGATAAGGAACCCCCGCACAATTTAAAGGTTCTTTTCTTAATGCTGTTAAGCACGGAGAGACATGATGGCTGTGATTATTGAGGACGGCTCGGAAGAGTCACAAACTTCTGCTGTATTGACTGACGATACTACCCCCACTGTAGAGGATAATACCACTACTGTCGAGGCAGTGCAAGAGGATGGAGAAGCGTTACCTGACAAGTATCGGGGTAAAAGCGCAAAAGACATCGCTCAGATGCACATGGAGGCTGAGAAGTTAATAGGCCGACAAGGTAGCGAAGTTGGTGAGTTACGCAGGATTGTTGACGATTATATTCGTGCCCAAGCCGCAGCAAAGCAGCAAATGCAAGCCCAACCTTCAGAAGAGGTTGACTTCTTCGCTGACCCGAGGAAGGCGGTAGAAAACGCTATAGAAAACCATCCTAAGATTCGACAAGCAGAACAGTTAAATCTTGAGATGCAAAGAGCAAAGGCTTTGAATGCCTTACAAAGTACTCATCCTGACTTTCAAAATGTTGTAAGAGACCCCAACTTCCAAAATTGGGTTGCTTCATCAAAAGTTAGGTCTGAGTTGTTTGTTAGGGCTGACCAGCACTACGATTATGATTCCGCAAACGAACTGTTGTCGCTGTATAAAGACCGCAGAGGCGCTGTAGAGCAGACAGTAGCAGCAGAGAAGCAGGCACGAAGCCAAGCCGTTAAAGCAGCGACTACCACCGTATCGTCAGGCAGTGATGAGGCACCTACTAAGAAGATTTTTAGGCGTGCAGACATTATTAAACTCATGCAAACTAACCCTGATAAGTACGACATGATGCAAGATGAAATTATGTCGGCCTATAGAGAAGGTAGGGTTAGGTAAACTAACACTATTAACAAAGGAATTTTAAAATGGCTAATACCGCATTCGCTCCTAATAATTCAGTAACCAAGTCAGCAGTTGACACCGCAGGTTTCGTACCTGAAGTATGGTCTGATGAGATCATCGCTGCCTACAAGAAGAACCTCGTAGCAGCAAACCTCATCAAGAAAATGAACTTCAAAGGCAAGAAAGGCGACAAAGTCTACTTTCCTGCTCCTACTCGTGGTTCTGCTTCTGCTAAGACCGCTACCGATGCAGTCACTCTGATTGCTGCTGGTGGTACGGCTCTGTCGGTTAACATCGACAAGCACTTTGAGTACAGCCGACTGATCGAAGATCTGGCTGAAGTTCAGGCTATGTCCTCGCTGCGCCGTTTCTACACGGATGACGCTGGCTACGCTCTGGCAACCCAGACCGACACCGACATCATTCGCCTGGGTCGTCTGTCGCAAGGCGGCACCTGGAACGGAACCGATGCTACGTTTGCTTACGCTAACGGCTACATCGGTGGTGACGGCGCTACTGCATTTGATGCAACCGCTAACACCAACACTGGTAACGAGACTGCACTGACGGACGAAGGCATTCGCCGTGCAATTCAGCGTCTGGATGACAGCGATGTTCCGATGGATGGTCGTTTCCTGATCGTTCCTCCTGTTGCTCGTAACACGCTGATGGGTCTGGCTCGCTTTACTGAGCAGGCTTTCACTGGTGAGTCCGGCAACGGCAACACGATCCGTAACGGTCAGATTGGTGACATCTATGGTGTTAAGGTCTATGTTTCGACCAACGCTGATACCGCTACTACTGCTGGTACTGGTGATGTTAACCCCCGTGTTTGCTTGATGGCACATCCTGAGTTTGGCGTGCTGGTTGAGCAACTTGGCATCCGTGTTCAGACTCAGTACAAGCAAGAGTACCTTGCTACGCTGCTGACCGCTGACACGCTGTACGGTGCTGGCGAACTGCGTGACACCTCTGCTGTTGCTCTGGTTATCCCTGGCTAATAGTAACGGCCCCGCTTCGGCGGGGTCTTCTTAACTAAATAGGAGATAATTATGGCTGCAACTAGCGTAGTAGTAAAAGAAGGTCGTGAACAGTTTGGTGGTGTGTTCTCTAAAGTTTGGGCCGCTAAAGGCACCATTAACTTTGCTGAAGTTGCTGATGGTGACGAGGCTGTAGACACAATTGCTGTTCCTGGTGTTGCTCTTGGTGACGTAGTAATGGCTGTTTCTGCATCCATCGATGTAGAAGATATGACTTTGGTTGCTGCTGTTACTGGTACCAATGAAGTAACTGTTCAAGTTTTGAACAATACTGGTGGAGCAATCAACCTTGCTTCTGCTGTGTATAAAGTAATCGTAGGTCGCACGATCTTCGAATAAACCTTAACGGTTTTGCCCTCACAAGGGGCTTTTCTTTAGCATCTTTGATGAAGGTGTTAAAGAAAACATAGGAGTTACTATGGTTCCTCAGGCGTATCCCACAGTATACAATACCACCAATGGCTCTGTGTCAATGGTGGTTAGCACTATTGCTAGCACTACTGGTCTAACTCGTTGGGTTGATTATATCCCTATCCAGTTAGCAGCAGAGTCATCTGTAGAAAACAGCATGAATAATAATGGTGCTATCGCTGCAAAAGAGATTGCCAGCACCAGCGGTAAACAAGCAGGTAAAGATTATATCCGTGTTTATGTAGACGAATCTGCAACTAAGAAGTGGACGATTTCCTCTGACGGTTATCTACCGCTTTTTTTTTATCCTGACATTCTTTATAGTAACTTAGAGATTGAGAACGGTTCCAACTTCTTGCTTGAGTCTGGCGACTTATTCTTACTAGAGGCATAACATGGCTGACCAAAAACTATCAGATCTGACAGCGTTAACTAATGCAGAGATCGCTACTGGCGATCTTTTCTATGTAGTAGATGTGTCAGAGCCTGCAGCAACTAAAAGCAAAAAGATTACTTTTAACGAACTTACTACCAACTTCCTTACTCAGTCATCTACCTTAAATGGTGGAACTTACTCTTAATCGGGGACATAAATGGCTACCATTCTAACCAAGAAAAAAGACACCACTGGCGCACCAGTTGCAGGCGATTTAACTAACTCTGCTGGTGGTGCTGAACTAGCAGTCAATACCTTTGATAAGCGCCTCTATAGCAAAGACAGTGGAGGTAACGTAGTTGAGATCGGCATTAATCCTACGTCAGTCACCACTGGTGCTCTGACTGCTACTGGTACTACTACGCTGGCTACATCGCTAACTGGACTTGCTAAACTTACTTCTGGTGTTGTTTCTGCTGCCACTGCTGGCACAGACTATGGCAAACCTGATACTGCCTCTACTTGGAGCGCATCTCAGCGTGGCACAGTCACCACAGACAACGATGGTTCGTTTGACATGAACGTAACCAACAACTTCAAATGCACACCGACAGGCACATTTGCGCTAACCTTTACTAACATCACCGCAGGCCAATCTGGATTTGTTCTGCTGGTGAATACTGGTGGCTACTCTATCACCGCTGCTGCATCAACCAAGGTACAGACAGGCGCACTTACGGCAATCTCTGCCGCTGGTACATATCTGTTGTCATACTGGACTGATGGTACAAACGTATATGTAACGCACTCTGGAGCGATGGCATGACAATGCTACAACATGGGTTAGTACCGTCTACTGGCGGCTACCAGATCGAGCGCAGCCTGCGGTTTAACTCTGCGGATAGTGCTTATTTAAGTAGAACTACATGGGGAACGCCAACAAACAGAAAAAAAGGAACTATTTCTTTTTGGGTAAAGAGAAGTGAAATTGGATCATCTAGTGGTCGATATTTAGTATATTCGTATAACGGCTCCGCTAATAATTCGTTTGGCATTTACTTTGTTAGTGACGATACCTTAGAGTTTCAGTTTGGTGGCAGTTCTGCTAAAAACATACGCACTAATGCCGTTTTTCGAGATCCTTCAGCGTGGTATCACGTTGTTTTTGCATGGGACACAACTGATGCAACTCCAGCAAATAGAACAAAAATCTACGTTAATAATGTTGAGCAAGCACTAGGTACAACAAATTATCCGTCACAAAATGACGATGCTCAATTCCCAGCAACAACAGATAATTACATTGGATACACTAGCAGTATAACTTTGGGTGGCTACCTCACCGAATCCTACTTCATAGACGGCTCTGCCAAGACGCCTAGTGACTTCGGCGAAACCGATACCGACACCGGAGTCTGGAAGCCTAAAGCCTACTCTGGCTCTTACGGTACTAACGGCTTTTATCTCAAGTTTGCCGATAACTCTGGCACGACCAGCACAACGCTCGGCAAGGACTCATCTGGCAACGGTAACAACTGGACGCCTAATAACTTCTCTGTAACTGCTGGTGTTGGTAATGACAGCCTAGTAGATACGCCTACACCTTACGGCACAGACACAGGTGCGGGTGGCGAAGTGCGGGGGAATTATGCAACGCTGAATCCGTTGAACAACGGTGGCCTTACGCTAACCAACGGTAATTTAGATAGTAGCCAAACAAACGTTAATGCTTACTATTCGTGCAAAAGTACCATTGGAATGTCCTCTGGAAAATGGTATTGGGAAGTTCTAATAACAAACATCC